TCCTTCGCTTCTTTGTGACCGTTGCATACTATTGCCGTGTGGTTTATGGAATTAAGATAATCAATCATTTCACGCTGTATAGGCGTTACCCGACCGCCTTTGGCTCGTTTCATTTCAATCCATAGATTCCATTCGGGGATAAACAGATCTGGTATTCCTGCCACCACGCCTGCCGATTTTAACCGTTGTGCTGTAGCTTTTGATCTATAGCCGCCATTAGGGATGTGGAATATTAATATCCCTGGCAGCGTTTTTCTAAACCAGTTGACGAAAGTTATTTGTTCTAAGTCTTCGCTTGGTTGTTTTGTTTTCATACACCCACCTCATCATATGGCCTATTGTATCCATAAGGTGTATAAAAGCTCGTTGCTGTACTTTTCTTGTACGTGATGGTCTCTGGCATATCTTTCCCTCCGTTTGTTGCTTCGTTAAATTGTTGATATTCGGCATAGCGCTGGCCGTGTGTTTTGTTTGGCTGATACCAAATGGAAAACTTTCTGTACTCGGTCACATAATCAACGCGCAAGCATTCATTGCCAGCGGCTGATATTGTTGTTCTTTTTTCCCATGATATTACTTTATCAGTTTGGATTCTGGAAGGGTCACGTTTTAATGCTTTGAACTCAATTTGCAATTTTTCGTTAGGGTCAATTATCTCACCTTTGCACGATTTGCAATACCTGGCCGCGATATCGTTCTCATAATCACAATGCGGGCAGTTTTTGAATGTCCATCTATAGCTACACTGATAATATTTCCCATCCGCATTATTGCGATGCAATGCCGCACATCGTCTGCCATAGTGCGCTGGCATGTCACCATGTTCTGTTTCTACTCGTTGGCCTTCTAAATCTACAAAATAGCCGTACTTGTCAATTTTAAATCCTTCATCATTTTGGCGTGCGCTAAATTCATTCTCAGTGTCACACTGTGGGCACATCGCTGTCATTGATACCGATTCACTTGATTTATATGAAACTGTGATATTGGGCGCGAATATATCGCCATCAGGGCAATGGCGATCTATATTTTCGGCATAGTCTAGAATTAGCGCGTCTTTTTTTCCCTCATCTAATCTGAGCGCCCTTCCAATTATTTGTTGTAGCAGGCCAACTGATTCGGTGGCGCGTAATATTGCGATAACGTCTACATGAGTAAAATCTACGCCCGTTGTCATCGTTGCAACTGATACAAGATATTTGAATTTTTTCGCCTTAAAATCATTAACTAATACCGTTCTAGCTTTTGATGATGTATTTATTTTGCCTCCTATCATTCGACTCATGCCAGGTGGCAAACTTGCTAAACACTCTTCTGCATGCTGTACAGTCGCTGCAAAAATCATCACGCCTTTTCTGTTTTGTGACTGCGCAACAACATCAGCAATGATATGGCTTGTCTTTCTACCATGGCCGTGAAACGCTTTATCTATATCCTTACTGTTGAACTGGCCGCGTTTATTTAGCTGCATAAATGCGGTTTCGTAGTTTTCACTATTGATAGAACCGACAACGGGCGGCGTTAAAAAGCCCTGTTCGATTAATTCTCTAGCTTTAATACTGAAAACGCGGGCCGTAAAATAAGGATCACGTGTCTCATTTTCGCCCATAGGTTTTCCGTTTTCGTCCATTGCATATATATATCCGGTGCCTAGCCTGTAGGGGCTGGCCGTTGTACCTATGACGCGTAATTTTGGGTTTTTTTCGCGCATTGAATCAATAATTGCCCTAATTGTTGGGGTGACACCATGACATTCATCGACCACAACCGCACAAAAATGTCCACCGAAACGGCTTATCTTGTTTTTTACTGTTCCTGGCGTACCGAAAACAATAGGATGTTTTAAGCATGTTGCACCAGCCGACGCGCTAAATACGGACGCTGGATTCCCTGTTGACAGATATTTCTCCCTGTTTTGTTTAACAAGATCAGAATTTGGCGCCAAGCATAAAACGTGCTTTCCTTTGCTTATTTTGTTTAGTTCGTCCGCAAGGGCCGCAATAATCCATGATTTCCCGCTGTTGTGATGACGGACGAAGAACCCATCAAGATACAAGTGATCTGAGTCGACTTCAAACCCATAGTAACTCCCTACTCCGACTTCTTGAACGCTAAACCCAGTAACGTCGACTCGCTTTATTTGCTTTCTTGCAAATGCCTTTCTTCTAGGAACGCGACAAGGAACAATTGAGCAGTCACCAGATATAGACACCCTATAATATTGATGAGAATAGTTATTCTGGCACGATTTAATACAGGCTTTTTTGTACGCTGCCAAGCCTACGCTTCTACATAAAAAGACCATATCATCTGCGAGTAATTCAGACTTGCTTATCCAGTCATATCCAGAGCGCGAAAGATGTCCATCCGTATCAATGAGGCCGGCTATTATTTCAAGTCGATTGAATCTGTTGGATAACTTATAATCGTCTGGTATTTTTTTTGAGTCGGCGTAAGACCAATAAATATCTGCATTCTCAAGTGCTGTCCTGCATCTGTTTTTTACGGATCTATTAGCAAGTGGATCGACAATAGCATACGTGGGCGCGGTAGAGTTCTTTCCGTGAATTGATAATTTGCACCCCATTTTTTTTACCCACGCGTCGATACTTGATACGACCTCAGGATCAGGGCTGCAAAACGACGGAGTGCCAGCGACCATACATCCGTCGCCTATTAGCGCTCCTACGGTGTACGGATCAATTACAAATTCATTATGTTGGTTATGATTAAATTCGACATTAACGCGCTGCAATTTTGCCCTATGTTTGAAATGATTGTTTTGCTTTATATAGTCTTCAACTGATATTTCACAATAACTCGGGGTGTCGCCTTTTCTCCTTGGCGTTACGTACAGACTAAGAATATGGCCTGAATTAACAACGAACGACTCACCTTTCGTTGGCGTTATTCTGAACATATTTTGAAACCCAGCGTGCAGCTTTTTAACAACTCTTTTTGAACTGTCCGGCCCCATTAGCTCATCACCTACGGCGATTTTCTCCACCGGCTTTATTCTACCGTCTGCCATGAGTATTGGGTGTCCCTTCTCATGGCACCCCGTAGCCGCCTCAAGCAAACAAGGGTCAACAGATTTTTTTACCCAATTCATCACAGCATGGAAGGCATCACGTTGGTATGGGCGTAGTTTTTTTAGTATCATTGCTCTATTCTATTTTTAGCTATATTAAAATAATTTTCGTCTAGTTCTATACCGATTCCGTTACGGTTTAGGTTCTGTGCTGCTACCATTGTTGTTCCACTTCCCATAGTAAAATCTAAAACAGTTTCACCTTCATTGGTGTATGTTTTGATTAAGTATTCCATCAGGGCTACTGGCTTTTGGGTTGGGTGTAATCCTCTCTCACGGTTAAAGCGTTGTATACTTCTAGGACATCTTAATTTATCAACTTTTAGTTTTTTGCCACCCTCCTGTGTGCCGTAAACAGAATTTTTCCTTCCACTATCAGTTGTTGTTGTTACTTTTCCTTTGCGGCTTCCAATTCTCTCTTGTTTAATTTGGTTGTATGTCGCTTTGCCTTTACCAAATATTAAAACGCTCTCATGCTCCTTCATTGGTTGATACTTTACCGTTGCAAAATTACTACCTCCGTCTTTTTCCCATATCCATTCGTACTTAAACATCTTTAAATTGCTTGTTACGAGTACGCTAGTAAACGGCTGACTAGCGGTCATCACAATAGCCCCATTCTTTTTAATAACCCGTTTCAATTGCTCCCACATTGGTTCTAACGGAATAATCGAATCCCACTTGCAGGCGGTAGTTCCGTAAGGTGGATCAGTCAAAATCATATCTATAGACCCATCCGGAATATCCTTCATCTTCTCTAAACAGTCACCCTGTATTAATTTAATCATTTCACCATCCAATATTCTGTGCTTTTCCCGCGATACGGCTCTAAATCAACATCTTTACAATGTTTCTTCACGATTTTGGCATAGCTAATACTGCCCTTTTTGCTGACTTTTGTTAAGTTGTGCCCGTTGATAACGCTGTCCTTTTCTTTTGCAAGTTTCACTAATTCCGCAAGCACTTCCTTTTTACGCTCATTTGTGCGGTCAATAGCTTCTTGCAAATCGAAATATTCATCCATTAATTGCACAGCTTCAATACTATCAATCTCGGCGCGTTTTGGGTCTAGATATTTCTGTGCTTTTGGTAATTCGCGTTCAATTAGATATTGACTATGAAACGTTTTTAATATAGGGATGTTTTTATCAATCCAATCTTCATCATATTCAACTATCTCAAGTTTGCTGGCACCAACTGGATTCCACTGATAAAAATGACATTCTTTGATCCCCGTCACGAACATTTGTATCTGTATTTGTGCCAGATAATGCGGCTGGTCATTGATTGATTTAAAATCACCTTCTGGATTGTTCCTCTTACCGTACGGGCATTTTATTTCTAGTAGTATATTTTTATCTTTAATAATTCCATCTGGTGACGCGCCTAGCCAGTCTGCATATGTAAAGAATCCGCACTCATCGACTGTATTACCTGTTTCCATCTCATAATCAGCCAGGGCCATAGGTTCGTGTGCTGTGCCAAAAAACATGGCCGGATTGGTTTTAAATTCTGATTCCGCGCCGTGATACTCACGCACCATTCGTCGCATTACATCATAGCGTGTGCTAAATGGCGACATTCCAAGGATAGCACCAACCGCACTGCCTGTTACGCGGCCCTTCCTGATATTAAACCATTGTTCACTTCTTTGTTTTGCTTTATGTTCCATTAATATTCCTTTCAATTAAAAAGCCCGCCTATCCCAGCGCGGGCGTTGCTTATATTTCTAAATTAAAAATCTATTCCGTCATCGAACTCTTCATCTTGTACAGCTTCTTGTATAGGTGCTTTCACCTTCTTCCTTGGCGATACCGCGCTAACCCAGTTTCCAGAGCGTGGCTGCCCGTCGTTTCCTTCCATTTCCCATACTAACAGTTTTAACACCATTGGTTTATTAACAAGACAACGCGTCAAGCTTTCATCCGTTGGCTCTTCACCGCTTGCTAATAATTTACCGCCTGCATTTGTATCAATCGCAGCTAACATCCTTTTAGCTTTGTCTGATTTTTTACTGTCGCTGTCCATAACGCGTATTTTCTGAAAGATTTTTCGGCCCTCATATTCTTTAGGCTGTAGAATATTCCAGCGAACATTGACGCATCTATCGCCCTCGTATTCATCCCATTTAGCCTCATCCGGTGCGGCTAGTACGTCGGTATTATTAGGGATAGGCTCCATGTTGCCTCCAGCTTCAAATTCACTGATTGCTTCGATTTCTTTGTTGTCGCTTGTATTCCAAAAACTCATTTTTTAGCTCCTTTTGTTGTGGGTGTAGTTGATTGTAAAGATGGGATAAATTCTGTTAATGGGTTCTCGCCCTGGTTAAATATAATGTCATCCGTTATTCCATAACGATTTTTACTAACATTAGCCGCCGTTGCATAGGTCACCAAAATCCTTGTTCCGTCACTAATCGCTTTTTTCCGGTCTCCGTCTCCTGTTGTGAACGTTTCAAGCTTCATAAATGCGACTAAATCGCTGTCATCAACATATGCAGGCATTGATTTATTTCCTAGCCTTAATGAATAGCGCGTGTATGGGTCTTGATCCGGCAGCTCAATAGTTGTCGTATCAGCATGTGCTACAAATACAACGTGCATGCCGCGTTTTTCATTTAAAATACTAGCGGCTTTTCTGACTCTATGATGCAAAGCACCAACGGCTGATAGCCCCGCTCCATATCCACCAAGGGCCTGATTTATGCTGCGCGGTTTCTTAGGATCACCTGCAATAACAGAGTCGATAAAAATGCGTTCTAGCGCTGTAACACTATCAATGACTAATGTTTTATAATCATGATCATCTTTTATTAAAGCCTTTAACTGATCCCATAATTGATCTTCGCTATCAATAAGAGGGAACGCATCTGGTCTAGCGTCACCTGTTAATGACTGTAACCCGTCCTCGGTACGAATAACAATAGGATTAGGGAATGAGGCCGCTAGGCTTGTTTTGCCGATACCGCTATCGCCGCATATTGTGGCTATAACAGGTCGATCCTTTGGTTTACTAATTGTCTTTAATATACTCATTTAATTTACCTTTATTTTAGTTTAATTTGTGCGTGTTGCTTAATGCACGGTTGACAATGTAAACCAGTAAAGGTAGAATGTCAACTGTTAATCAACAAAAAAGGAGAAAAGATGTTAGACCTAGATCAAATTAGAGAAAAATTAAGAGATAGAAACCTTTCAGAAGTAGGCAGGAGATTAAACATAACGCGCTCGTATTTAAGCTTTATATGTAAAAAGAACAGCACGGCCAATCCTTCTTATGAAATGATTAAGAAAATTAGTGATTATTTGGAAGATCGAAAAACGTTAAGCAAAACAGAAATTATAGAAAAATTGAAAGACAGAGACCTCAGTAAAGTTTCCATGGATACAGGCATCCCAAGGTTCTTGCTTGTCACCCCAAAATACTTTGCTGAACCAGCCCTACCATGGGATACATTGGATGTGCTAAGCGAATACCTACAGGATTAAAAAATGATATATAAAGAGTTTATGGACGCCGGATATAGAGTATTCGGCATACACAAGATAGTAGACTGCAAATGCTCATGCGCTAAAAAAGATTGCTCCGCTCCAGGAAAACATCCTTTTGCAACGGCGTGGCAACATACCCCAGAGTGGAGCGACGAACAATTAAACCGCATGGAAAAATCAGGCCAATTTGATACAGGATACGGCGTTTTAGTCAGTGGGCTTTTAGTTGTTGACGTAGACGCTAGAAACGGTGGTATTGATTCATACAATAAATTAATTGAGGATGTGCCTGACATTGTTGGAGCGGGATTAATAGTTAACACGGGAAGCGGAGGAGGTTCAAAACACCTTTATTTTTCTGTCAGTGATGACGTTGCGTTAATGCAGCATCATAATGATTATCCAGGGATTGATTTTAAATCAAGTGGGTTCGTTATAGGCCCTGGATCTATGCACGCAAGTGGCAATAAATACGAAGTGGCAGTTGGTTCACCATTTGATATAGAACCGGCTCCAAAAGAATTAATAGAGTTATTGAAAAAACCGGACAAGCGGCGCGTCTTGGTAAATGAAAAACCAGTTGACGTATCAGATGATGAGGTATCGGAAATGGTATCTTGGATCACTCCAGACTGTGACTATGAGTCGTGGATACGCATCGGAATGGCAATACATCATGTAACGAATGGCGCTGGATTTGATATTTGGGATAAATGGTCAAGCGGCGGTAAATCTTATGATGCTAGCGAAATGGATACTAAATGGTTTTCGTTTGGTAAATCATCAAACCCAGTTGGCATGGGTACGCTAATACATTATGCGGAACAAGCAGGATATGAGGTTCCCGTTGATTTTAGCATTGAGGATGACGAAGAAGACGGAATTGTGGCAGATGGGATGCCTTTTTCTATAGATGGCGTTGATTTGCTACGCCCGCCTGGTTTTGTTGGTGATGTATGCCAGTGGATTAACGACCAATGTAGATATCCGCGGGAACATCTTGCTGTAGGAGCCGCGCTGACAACGATCGGTAATATTATAGGTATGCGCTATTCAGATGGATATAGCGGAGTGTCTGCAAATTTATTTACATTTTGTATTGCAGCCAGTAGTACAGGTAAAGAGTCAATTATGACCGCTGTGGGGGAGATACATAGGGCGGCAGGAATTAGCGGAGCATGTCACGGGACTATTAAGTCCGAACAAGAAATAATTCGCAACTTAATCCATCATCAAGCGGCTTTATATACTATTGATGAAATAGGCATTTTATTGCAGAAAATTGATAATGCGTCGACAAGAGGGGGCGCTACGTATCTCGAAGGCGTGATCGGCATGTTAATGTCAGCGTATTCAAAGGCTGATTCGTTTATGCCGTTATCGGGCGATGTTAGGCGCGAAGCACAAAAGGAAATGCTTAAAGAAGCCTCAATCTGCAAAAAGAAGATAGATGAAAATGAGGATAAGTCAGGGTTTTATGAAGCTAAATTTAAACAGCTTGATCGAGCGTTATCTGTTATTGATAGCGGTATTGAGCGTCCCTTTTTATCATTGATAGGTTATACGACTCCAATCACGTTTGAAAATTTAGTAACAAGGACAAGTATTAGTAATGGATTCATTGGCCGATCTATATTAATCAATGAACGGGAAACCAATCCTAGGGCCAAAAAACGATTTAAACGCTCTATTATGTCAGATGGCATGAAAAATACACTCATAGGGCTAAGTGACGCGGGAACATTTGATGCATCAATAACGGGTGGGCGCATTGAATTCACTGGAGACAAAACGGAAATACCATCTAGTGAATCAGCGCTTGATATGCTGGATGCTTGTCAAAAATGGTTTGAGGACTATGCAGAAAGACACAAGGAAATGTCAGGTCTTGAAGCGGCAATTAGGCGCGGTTTTGAAATGGTTATTAAAATATCTTTTATACTTGCAACGCCTGAAGGAATAAGAACCAATAAACACGTTCGCTGGGCTTTCTCATTTGTTTATAGGGACATTAACGACAAAACAATGATGGCGTATGCAAATGAGCACAAAGACAACAAAAAAGAATCAGTTAAGGTTCTAATGGCGCGTATTTTAGGGCAAATAGATAAGACAACAGGTGCCTCAGTAGCAACGCTAAAAAACAGACTAAGAAAATCAACAAGTGACATCGAAAAAGTTTTGCAGATAATGCTAGATTCGGGCCAAGTTTATTGTAAAGAAGAAACAAACAAGAAAAATAAACGAATAACTAAAAAATGGTTTGCAAAATAAAAGACTTTACTTGACATATAGTTTTAATTCTGTCATTAATATAGCGTCCTTATAGATTAAGGGCGCTTTTCTATAATTTGTCTTAAAATACACGCGTTAAATACACATTAGCGTAATATAGCTCAAACGTATATACACCAACGGTTTGAGCGTGTTTTTTTACCTAAGTTCGATACACGTATGTGTAACATCTAGAGCTAGGCGCGACAAGGCTTCCAAGGCATAATACACAAAAAACACATTTACTCTATAAGGGTAACTCTGTCTATTGATAATTTAAGGTAGTAGTATATAGTGTATTATATATATTGTGTATTTAACTATCTAAAAGCTATATATACCAAGGGTTTAGATAATACACACTCAAAAAGCAAAATGTTTATCGAACCCTGAAACCCAGCTATAGCTTCATCTATAAAAAACACAATAAAAAAAATCGTGTATTTAATAGATTTAAAGCACGAGGCCGTTCTTAGTGGTCAATACCCGTTGACATTATTTTAGTTTTATATTATATTTATGCTTCAATAATTTAATTAGGGGAAAAAATGAAAAGGTTAATAATCGCACTATCAATGGCAATGTCATTATCAGCACACGCGGAAACGCTTAAAGGGGGGTATGGCGCTTGCGTATCTGCCGACTTGTTTGATCAGTTTATATCAGCGTCAGTGAAGAACGACGTAAGGGCGTTTAATTATTTATTTAAAAATGGATGCCTTATAACCAGAGGCGGTATAAATGTATCAGTGCTTGATAATACATGGACTGGAGTAGCAAAAGTAAGAGCATACTCAGGAGATGTTTCCATAGTACTGTGGACAAATACTGAGAATATTAGCAAGTAAATTTTTTAATCAGGAGAAAGATATGGCAGAGCAATTAATACCAACGGCGGCGCAAATGGCAAAGCTTGAAGGATTTAAATCATTATTACAGGTTAGCGAGATAACGGGCGTTAGTACGCAAACGCTAACAAATTGGCGCAAGAATAAATTAAAGCTGTTTGAGATTGTTTTAGTTGGAGCAAAGCATGGTTGATATTATTGATCGAGCGAATGATTTAATGCAGCAAAATCTTGACGCTGCTTTGAGCAATCATAAAAAAAACAAGTATTTCAGTGTTGATTGTGTAGAGTGTGGATGTTTTATTTCGGCAGAAAGACAAAAAGCAACCGGTGGGACTGACTTGTGCATAGACTGTCAAGAAATAGAGGAATCACTGGAGAAAAGGGGGTTGATATGAGCATGGAATGGAAATGGATTAAAAACGAAGGTATTCAGCCCGTCGATGATAATGTTTGGGTTGATGTTAAAGATCATAATGGCAAAGTTTCGACAGTACAAGCAGGTGATTTTGATTGGAAGGCAAGGGCAACGGATGATCCTTTCTTTCCAAGTGCTTGGAGGTTGCATGGAAAATAAATGGGATTTTGTCGTTAAAACAATGACAGAGATGCAAGAGCAAAGCGACAGACTGGAAAAGGCTACTGATGGCTTACTTATAGCGCCCGAGTCTCCATTATTAGATGTGCAATACAGAACCGAAGGCGCTTTACTAGACGCTTTGTCATTATTAATCAATGATGATTTTGAGAAGAATCTGCACTGGTACGTGTACGAATGTGATTATGGCAGAATGCCGATGGAAGCAGGGCCGACGGGTGATATGAGGCTTATTGATTCTTATGAAAAGCTCAGGTGGTTGATTGAGATTTAATCTTTTTGTAAAAATATTTGTTGTTTTGCTTTACTTTAGTAAATAGTTTATGTTTTAATACGTATCAAGAGTTGAGAAGCTCTTAGAAAATTAAACAAACGGGTTAATAAAATGAAAAATTATAAATTTATGAGCATAAACATGAAATACAGAATTGTAGAAAGAACAAACGTAAATGGCAGGATTGATTTTGTAATACAACAAAAGCGCTCATTTTTCGGCTTGAAATGGGTTGACGCTTGTCCGGTATGGTGCACGAACTCATTCGGGACGCTAGGGGAAGCTAAAGTGAACCTGCATTACTTTAATGGGGCAACTCATACTGATAGAGTTGTTAGGGGGATATAAAATGAACTTATATTTAATTTCACAAGATATTAATAATGGCTACGACAGATACGACTCAGCTGTTGTTGCTGCAAAAAACGCACTAGACGCACGAAGAATACACCCTAGTAAATATGTTACCCATATTAAAGATTATAAGTGGATGGGTACGGTTCGGTACGGCGAGCACAAAGGTGAGAAGTATGAATTCGGCGATACGGAATGGGTTGGATACAAAGATATCGATAAAATAAAAGTTGAGTATCTAGGTGAGACTGATAGAAAACGAGGCGTTGTATTAGCGTCTTTTAAAGCTGGGTGAGGTAAAAAAATGAAAAAATGTATGCAATGCAATAAAGAGCTGGTAAGGCGGAAGATGAATAATAATAAACTGGAACAATTAAACAGATTTGTTACGCGTGAGTTTTGTAACCGCGCGTGTTCAACGCAGTATAGGCGTGAAAACAAACCATCAGGCCCATCTATGGGAGAGTTGATGCAGGGTTTTATAATTAGTCGGTGGAGTCAGTAACCAGCATTAACATAGGAGAATAAAATGAGCGACACTAAAGACTTACAAAACAGAGTAGAAGAAGTGTATAAAAAACTTTTTGATGCGGAATCAGTTACTGTGCTTGAGCCTTCAATCGTTGACAAGCTCAGATTAAAACCGCACGGAGTACTTGAAATACAATCGGGTGACAAACGTGGGACATTTTATATGGCTAACATGCGTCGCGTATGACCTGTATATAATACATATATGCATAATATGATCTATATAACGGTCGTTTATTTATTTAGATAAAGAGGTAATAAAATGAGTGGAAATGATTTATTTTGTAATGAAGGCTGCAAAGGATGCGAAACTGGAAACCCAGAAGAGCAACAGTGTTTGAGTTATTTTAACGGCAACTTAAATGCAGCGCTTATTTTAATAGATAGGGCGCTTGAAGAAATAGAAAACGGTTTTGTGCGTTGCGAGAGATGCGGCGAACAAGAGGGAACTAAAGATTTAGATTTTGTTGATGATATTAAAGCCGCAAAATCAGAGTTATTGTTAATTTTAAGTAGGGAAATGTAACATTAATATCTTTAAAGTGTTATATTATATATTGTTTTTATGTATTGGATAAAATATGACAAGTGATAAATCGCTAGAGTACCTAAGGCCGTTTGCAAAAACTAAACAACAAAACGATATTCTAGATACGTTATTAGAAACCAGCGGCAGCCGTGAGAAAGCATGGAAAAAATTAGGTATTGATGGCGGTAATGCTAGGAAGTCTATCCGGCGTATGAAAGCAGCGGCGCAGGGAAAAGTGATAAATCATGGCGATAATAGTATGCAAATCGTTGATGATGGATTTAAAATAAAAGGAACATCTGTACTCTATGATGAAGCTGGCAATTTAAAGCTGCAATGGGTTAAAACCAATATTGATGAGCAGAAACGTTATCAGGGGATACTAGATGCTTTAACGGAATATTGTGAACATTTGCCGGTTATACCCAGCATTAAGAAGCCGGTTAACACAGATAGTGATTTGCTATCCGTGTACACTATTACAGATTTTCATATCGGGATGTACGCATGGAAGGAAGAATCAGGCGAAGATTGGGACTTAAATATTGCTGAAACCACATTGATTAATGCTGTAACGGATATGATAACGGGTTCGCCTGATAGTGAGGAAGCGATACTAAATATCCAAGGTGATTTTACTCACTGGGACGGCCTAGACGCTGTGACACCTGCGTCAAAGCATATCTTGGATGCTGATACAAGGTTTCCCAAATTAGCTATGCTATCGCTTGATATCCTCACAAAAGCAATCGGCATGTTATTAAAAAAACACAAGCAAGTAAAAGTTATTGTATGCGAGGGCAACCACGATATAGTAACGTCGATGTGGTTACAAATTGCACTAAAGCGGGAATATAGGAGCAATAAAAGAGTAGACGTTGACCTAGTACATTTTCCTTTTTATGCACACCTTCATGGTGAAATTATGCTTGGTTTTCATCACGGCCATAAAGTCAAGAATAAATCATTACCGGCATTATTTAGCAGTGAGCCGCGTTATAGATCAATGTGGGGTAAAGCTAAATATACGTATATCCACACGGGCCATTATCATTATACGGAACAAGAAATGTCAGAATGCGGTGGGGCCATAGTAGAGCGTCATCCTACATTATCGGCTAGGGATGCTTATTCAGCACGGGGGGGATATGTATCTTGGCGATGTGCAAGGGCTATCACGTATGATAAAATAAGAGGTGAGGTTCTTCGGGTATCGGTGACACCAAGAAAGGAAAATTAAATGAACATTGAACAATGGGCGTTAGATAAATTTATAGAGTACGTAAACAATCCAAGGAATAATGATCATGCTATTGATGCAGTAGCGTCGGCAATTCATGAATTTGGTTTTAGGGTTCCTCTCGTTGCGAAAAGTGATGGGTCTCTAATAGACGGGCACCTGCGGTTAAAGGCTGCTAAAAAACTTAATTTAGAAACCGTTCCTGTAATACTGGCTGATGATATGACAGAGGCGCAAATAAAAGCATTTAGGATTAGCGTGAATCGCATGGCTGATTTAGCAGACTGGGACATGGATGCGTTAAAAGTTGAACTCGAAGCATTAGAGGAGTTTGACTTTGATATTGACTTGCTGGGTTTTGATGATGACTTTATGGAGGAGTTGGATTTAGGGATAGATGAGGTTGAAGGCTTGACTGATGAGGATGATGTGCCAGAAGTGCCGGAATCTCCTGTCAGTGTCCGCGGTGACGTATGGGTATTGGGTAGCCATCGCGTTATGTGCGGTGATAGTACAAGTATTGATGATGTTGAAAAGCTGATGGATGGGAATAAGGCAGATATGGTTTTCACTGATCCGCCTTATGGGATTTCAATAGTATCAGGTTCAAAAATAGGAGGCGATGCGGCATTTGGCTCTAAGGGCGCTGGAACAATTTGCGGAAACAATATAATCAAGGCCAATGAGTATGCACCCGTGGCTGGGGATGATTCTATTGATGTTGCTATTGAAGCAATACAGGTTATAAAAACGCTTGGCGCAAAGGTTGAGATTATCTGGGGAGGTAATTATTACGCTAATTCTTTGGAGAACTCATCTTGCTGGATTGTATGGGATAAACAAAATAGCGGTAACTTTGCCGATTGTGAACTGGCGTGGACTAACCAAGACACGGCGGTTCGTCAGTTTTCGCACATGTGGAATGGCATGATAAAAGCAAGTGAACATGGGGAAAAGCGGGTGCATCCAACGCAAAAACCTATAGCTCTTGCTGAATGGTGTTTTGATAATTATGCAGAAGAATGTAAAACGGTTTTGGATTTATTTGGCGGTAGCGGCTTTACTTTGATGGCGTGTGAGACAAGAAATAAAACAGGATTCATTATGGAGTTGTCAGAGAATTATATCGATGTAATAATAAAACGCTGGCAAGAATATACTGGAAAAGATGCGGTTCATGCTGAAAACGGTAAAACATTTAATGAGTTAATTAATGGCAATTAAGCAGGAAATATGGGACAAGGCCAAGGCTATGTTTGAGGGTGGGGCTACATTATCCACTATTCAACATAAAACAAAGATCAACGGCAGTACTGTATCAAAGAAAGCCAAATCTGAGGGATGGGAAAAGGGCGTTAATTCAACAATTATTGAAAATGAAATCAATAATATAGTCGAAAAATCAACATTAAATCAACAGCAACTTGACTTTCATAATCAGGAGGTAGAGAGAAAGGTTAAACACCTCCAGTTCATACACAACGCAACACTAAAAAATGCTAGCGTCATGATGGGTAAAGTTGGGTCTGAAACAACGCATCAAGAGCATAAGTTTGTCCAAGAAACAATCAACAAAGCAGGCGAAGCGCTGGGCGTGCTAGACAAGGGCGCTGCGGTACAAATAAGCAACACGAACGCGCAACAAACCGTTATTGATAAGAAAGATTATGCTAATGTGCGCCGCAACATGATAGAACAAGATGATTGCTGATGCCGTATTACAAGCTAGAAAACTAGAATGTGAATTAGACTTTCTTTATTTTTCTAGGTATTTTTTTAAGCAGCGATTCGGCAGTAAAATGATTATATCTAAACATCACATAGTGATGGCTAGATTTATCAATGATGTGTATACAGGAAACATAAAGCGAGGGATTATTAATATACCGCCTGGCTATTCAAAATCTGATTTGATGGTTATTAATGCGATTGCTTATGGATTAGCGTTAAACCCTAGATCTAGGTTTTTGCACTTATCTTATTCTCACGCGCTTGCGTTACAAAACTCATCGACTGCTAAGTCCCTGGTTGAATCCGAACCATATCAAGCAATGTGGCCCACAGTTTTAAAAGACGATGCCAAGGCAAAAGAAATTTGGTGGACAGAGCAAAACGGTGGTGTTAGAGCTACCTCATCAATGGGTCAGGTAACGGGGTTCAGGGCGGGTCACATGGATCATGCTGATGATAACTTTACGGGAATGCTAATCATTGATGATCCAGTCAAACCAGACGATGCTTATTCAGAGGTCATGCGCGAAGGCGTGAATAATAACTTCAACGAAACAATATCATCACGATTAGCAGTCGAGAACGTCCCAATCATCGTTATTATGCAACGTATTCATTTTAATGATTTGTCAGGTCATTTGTTAAAAGGCGGCAGTGGCGAGAAATGGCATCATTTGAACTTGCCAGTCATTATGGACAGTTCAAAGCCATACCCAGCTGAATACACGCACGGCATACCATACGAGCACGATATACCAGATGGATGGCTATGGCCATTTAAACACAACGAGGAGCACGAGCAAGCGCTAAAGAGCCACAGACGCAAGTTTTGGGCACAATATATGCAAGAGCCAATAAAACGCGACGAAGAAACGGCGCTATGGACTGAGCTAATGATTCGTAAAGCTAGAGATATCGAGATAGACGTGGAGCCAATAAAAACACTGGTCGCGGTTGATCCGGCGGTATCAAATACAGCTAATTCAGATGAGCATGGCATAGTAGTTGCATCAAAGTATAAAGATGGGCGTTATAATGTCGATGGTGATTATTCAATCAAAGGAAGCCCTAAAACATGGGCTGATCGTGCGATAGCGTCATACGAGAAGCACGAAGCGCTAGCAATAGTAATCGAGGTCAACCAAGGTGGCGATATGTGCGAAAGCACATTGAGGGCGTCTGGGTTTCGGGGTAAGATAGTTAAAATAAGAGCGACAAAGGGTAAGACAATGCGCGCCGAGCCAATAGCGGCTTTATATGAGCAGGGTCTAGTTAGTCATAGTCCAGGGCTATTAAAACTTGAAGAGGAGATGATGGACTTTGACCCAATTACTCAAAAGTCAAATGGCAAGTCACCTAACCGCCTGGATGCAGTAGTTTGGGCGTTGAGCGAGCTATCGACGCCTGTCACGAAAATACATGTTGGTTAAATCATAATAAATGGGTTACAATGTGATAAAATTATTTATGAGTGCTAGTCTATGAGTTTATGGAATCCCTTTTCATGGGGCAGTAAACAACACATGCCTGTCGAAACCAAGTCATCCACAAAAGTTTTGGGCTTGTCTGAAGAGCTGGGAAGCTTTTTAAAGTTTGGGGTAGTAGGAACGGCAGCAACACCAACCGGCGCGATGGATTTATACAACAAGTCAAGCGCTGTATCTATCCCCATTAACTATATTGCCGAGGCGTTCGCGTCCATAAATCCTGTGCTCAAGGATGGCAACGAAATAATTACAGATCATCCTATATTAGAGCTTCTACAATCCCCTAGCCCGTTTTACTCGCAGGATTTATTTTTTGAGAATTTAGCTAAAAATTATTTAATCACGGGCGAGACAGAATTAATAGCAATCGGCAATATCAACCGTCCACCGATTGAATTACAGCCGATGAATCCTCAAAATGTAACAATTAACGAGGGTTCAGGCGGTATAGCTACCTCCATTATTGTTTCAGGGCAATCGTTGACAGGATCATACAATCTGGTTAAAAAAGGGCGTGTTGTTCGATATTTGCGCGGAAATTTGTCAGAAATTAAACAGATTAGAAACTATTCAACACGTGATAACTCATTAATCCGTGGACAATCTCCGTTAGTGTCTGCATCGGCAGAAGCCAGGCAGCATATCGAAGGAAATAATCATAACGTATCGTTACTAACAAACGGCGGCCGGGTGTCGCTGGTATTCCATTTTGACGAAGATTTGCAAGATGATGATTTTCAAGCGACTAAGCAGCGGGTTATTGAGCAATACGGTGGATCAACGAAAGCGGGCACGATAGGCGTTACGGCAGGTGGAAAGTTGGATATTAAAGAGCTTGGAATCAATAACAAGGACATGGATTTTGCCAATCTTCAGGAAATGGCAAGAACAGCTGTTGCGTTGCAATATAAGTTTCCATTGCCATTGCTATCAACTAGCGCGTCAACATTCAACAACTACAAGGAAGCTAAGGCCGCTTTATATGATGATGCCGTGTTACCATTAGCGGATCGTATTTTTGGCGGCCTATCTGATTTGCTTCTTCCAAGGTATGGTTTCGACCCATCAAAAGTCCGATTAACGTACGACATGGATCAAATCACTGCGTTAGCTAATCGACGGAATGAAGAGTTGAAGCTACGTCGTGAGCTAAATATTGAAACGACAAACGAAATGCGCGCAATGCTGGGACGTGAACCGATTGAAGGTGGCGATACCGTATTGGCCCCAGCGACAATGATTCCAATCGGCACCGATTTGTTTACCGAAGATAATAACCAAGATGCGGCGCTTGTTAGAGATACTGAAAAATAATGCCAGCCGCAGAAGCCCGTCGAGATCTCAACGAAAAACTTAGACTTGAGCGTTTACTTGCTAATGATGTTCGCGCGTTTAATCGTAAATTAATGCGTAGCACTGTAAAAGAATACGGGCAAACAGGACGGGCATTTAGTGCGCT